TAACCATTACGGCAATACTATAACCAAAAGGAAGCGTGGAGGTTGTAACGTCGTAGAACGAATAAAACCGCCAATTCTCCGGGGTTTTACATCCTCTACAACCTCTACACTATATATTAATAGGTTAGTATAATATGGTATATAGTGCTCCGTAGGGAAGTATAGGAAAAGGACGTGTAGGTCGTAGCGTCGTAGAAAACCCATTCCCAGCCACCCCGCGCGCGTCCAATTTCCCTTTACATCCCCGTCACAAACCAGCCATAATACCCTCGCGGGATTGTCCCGCACCCAGCGTTTCCTCCCTGAACTGGCCCGCTTTTATTGGCGGGCCTTTTTTTGCTTGACAGGTGCGGATTTATCATCGCCGCTTTCCCAGCTGCCGTGCGCGTGTCCCACCATTCGGAGCCACCACATCAGATGACCCCCAAAATTAAATCCTTGACACACAACGGAGCCATCATGCAGACATCCGAAATCGAGGTCGCCGGCACGCCAGATTTGTGCCATGCGCCTTTTTTCTCCAATGCGGAAAATGAGGCGGAAATCAGCAAGTCTGGATGGGGCGGCCCACGCGCCAACTCGGGCGGTCTGCGACCAGGCGCCGGGCGTAAGCCCAAACAACCGCAAACAGCCCGCGCATCGCTTCCAGAAGCCCGCTGGCTGTGCGTCAGGGTGATTACCGGCCGTGAGCAGTGGGCCAAGCTTGAACTGGCTCAGAGGGGCTTTGAAAGCCATTTCCCGCGCTACATGATGGAACGCAAAAACCCCGATCAGACCCGCGAATGGGTGATCAGGGATATGTTCCCGGGTTACGGCTTTGTCTGGTGCGACATCGGCCAGGATTGGCGGGATATTCGCAGTGCCGATGAGTTCGGTTCGGTGAAGCACTTGTACCTCGTCAACGAGTTCCGGCCGGCGTATCTGCCGCACGGCATCGTGGAGGCCCTGCAAGCCCGTGGGAGACCAGAAGACGGCGTGATCGACGAGAACTACCGGGGGCCTGAGTTTCCGGCTCTGGGGGCTTCCCAAGCGGTCAGGATCATTGCCGGGCCGTTTGCCGACCTGCACGGGATTTGCCGGTGGAGCAACCAGAAGCGGATTGCGGTGTTGTTGGACCTGATGGGCAAGCAGGTTGAGGTTAATTTGAAGCGTGGCGAAGTGGAGCGGGTGTGATGGCGAGCGTGGCAAGCGAAAATATTCAGTTGTCCTGCGCCAAGTGGGTTGATACTGCGGTGCATGCGTTTGCGGGACTGCGCGAGGCTTTGGCTGAGATGATGGAAAGCTACCAGCCGCCAAAAGTCGAGATTTCCATCCCCAAGGTGCTGGACGCGGCGCTGGAGGTGGCGACGGACAACACCCATCCGTATTTCAAGATTTTGGCGGCCGAGCCCGCGGGCGGGCCGGGCGGCGAGGGTCCGGCGGCGGCGGGGGCGGCCCCCGGGCGGCCGCCGACGGCCACCGAGCCGGGGGCGAAGCTCGCGTGGGCGCCCGCCCCGGCGGGCAGATCCTACGCGTTCTCCTGCGGCTGGACCGCCAGGCAGAACGGCCTGCCGAGCTGCTTGGCGGAGACGCTCTTCCCCGAGCGCCACTGGCCGGACTGGCTCAAGGGCTGGGATGCCAGGGGCGAGCTCGAGGCCCGGGAGGCGGTCCGGTACGAGGCCCCCGGCCGGGGCCGGGCCGAGCCCGCCGCCGAGCGCGATGCGCCGCGGTATGCCGGCAAGTGGCCGCCGCCGAATGGCCGGTAGCGGCATCCCAGCCAAAGGGGGGATTGTGGGGTGACTGCCAAAGACGCGCCGCGCGGCGAGCGCAATATGTTCCAGGCCGGCAACATCGAATCCCAAAAGGGCGGGTTTATCCGGCAGAAGATGGCGCGGTGGCGGAAGGAAAATCCCGACGCGCCCATGACAGCAGCAGAAGCCGATGCGCAACTCAGGGCGGCTTTGCGGGAAACTCTACCAGATCGGTTGGATGCGATGATTGGTGTTGCTACCGATATCACTCACAAGGATTTCTCGCGGATCGCGCCGGTTTTGTTGGAACACGATTGGGGTAAACCGAAACAGTCTGTTGATGTAGCGATGGACGCGGCGATCACGGTGATTGGCGGGTTGCCCGAAATGCCGAGGGAAAATGCCGGAAATATACCTCCCGACATTTCATCCGGGGCAAGTTAGCGCGTTCTGGAAACCAGGCAGATTTAAGGCCATTCGCTGCGGACGGCGTTGGGGTAAAACTGATTTTGGCAAGGTGATCGCGTGTGACGGCGTGATAAAAAGCCAGCGTATCGGCTGGTTTGCTCCTGACCACAAAATCATGTCTGAAGCCTATGACGAAATTGCCGACATGCTCGACCCGATCAAACAATCATCGTCCAAGCAAGCTGGGTTGTGGCGAGCCACTACCGGCGGTCGCATCGACTATTGGACTTTGAACAACAAACGGGCCGGCCGGTCTCGTAAATATCACAAGATACTGATTGACGAGGCTGCGTTCACCGAAGACGACATGATGGACATTTGGGAAAAGTCCATCAAGCCAACTTTGCTTGACTATGGCGGTTCTTGCATTGCCATGAGCAATACCAACGGGGTGAGCCGGGATAATTTCTTTTGGCGTATCTGCAATGAGCCCGAGCATGGGTTTGTCGAATACCACGCTCCCACGATCGAAAACCCTTATATGCCGGCGGCGGAAATCGTCAGGCTAAAAGAAACTACCCATCCGATGGTGTTTGCCCAGGAGTACGGTGCCGAGTTCATCGACTGGTCGGGCGTCGCAATCTTTTCTGAAAAGTCGATGCTGGTGGATGGTCAGCCAGTCGATTACCCGAACAAATGCGATTATGTGTTCGCGGTGGTGGACACTGCGGCGAAAGACGGCGCCAAGCATGACGGAACGGCAGTAACGTGGTTCGCTCGCAATCTCTATACTGGCATTCCGCTCATCATCTTGGATTACGACATCATCCAAATACCAGGTGACCTGCTTGAAAATTGGTTGCCATCGGTTGAAAGGCGCGGCCTTGAACTAGCCGCGGTTTGCGGCGCCAGGCAAGGATACGCCGGCACATGGGTTGAGGATAAAATGACCGGAATCGTGCTTAATCAACAAGCGCAGCGAGCCGGTTTGAATGTGGCGCCGATTGACACGAAACTCACCGCACTAGGCAAAGAAGCGCGCGCGATGGCGGTTTCTGGGTATGTGTATCAAGGGTTGGTAAAGTTTTCGCGGTTTGCTTACGACAAAGTGATCACGTTTAAGAACGCAACCCGAAATCATCTATTGACGCAGGTTTGTGGGTTTCGCGTTGGCGAGAAAATGCAGCATGATGATGCGTTGGACACCTTCACGTATGGTGTGGCGATCTCACTAGGCGACGGGGAGGGTTGGTGACATGGGCTGGTTCAACCTAACCCCAACCGACCAACTAGACTTCTCTTGGCTGGACATCGGCATCGGCGAAGGATCGCCGCTTTATCAAATGCTGATGGCAACTCAGATTGTTCCCGGCGATCAGCCGTCTTACGAATTGTGCAAGATCATCTACACGTCGCACCCGATTGGCGGCCGGATGGCGGAGAGCCCGGTTAAGATCGCGCAATCTCAGGATCGCGAGATCAAGCTATCGTGGGGTCCAGAAGAACCGCTTAAGGCCGAATTCCTCCGCGTGTGGAAAGAAGTCAAAGCCGACATGCACATCCGGACAGCCAAGGTGCTGTCGAAGGTGTACGGGCAGACCGCGCTGGTAATGGGTGAAAAGGGTCATAAAGCCGACCTGCCGATTGACTTTGGGCTAATCGCCAAACCGGAGACCGAGATTTACTTCAACGTGCTGGACCCGTTGAACACAGCAGGCTCGCTGGTGCTGAACCAAGACCCGAACGCGCCGGACTTCCTCAAGCCTCAGTCGGTGCGGTCAAACGGACAGATTTACGCGCCGTCGCGCTCGGTGGTGGTGTTGAACGGCCCTCCGATCTACATCCAATGGACTGATAGCGCTTACGGATTTACGGGCCGCTCGGTTTATCAGCGGTCGTTATATGCGCTGAAAACCTTTTTGCAGACCATGATCACCGATGACATGGTGACGAAAAAGGCTGGGCTGCTGATCGCCAAGACCATGCAGGCCGGCTCGATTGTGAATAACCGCCAGCAGGGCGCGGCTGCACAAAAACGGGCGATGCTGCAAAACGGCGCAACCGGCAACGTGCTGACCATCGGGCAGAATGACGCCATCGAAACGCTGAATATGCAAAACCTCGAAGGGCCGGCCCGGTTCGCGCGCGACAATGCGCTCAAAAACTGCGCGACGGGCGCCGATATGCCGGCCATCATGCTGAACCAGGATACGCTTGCCGAGGGGTTTGGCGAGGGCACAGAAGATGCAAAAACCGTGGCAAACTTCATCCACGGTGAGCGCGTCGAAATGGGCGTGCTTTACGATTTCTTCGACGCGGTGGTGATGGCCCGCGCATGGACTCCGGAGTTTTTCGAAGCGACCAAGGCTGCTTATCCCGATTACCGCAGCATGTCGTTTGAGGAATTCTTCTACAAAGCCAAACGCGGCTTCATGGCGATCTGGCCCAACCTGCTCACCCAACCGGAAGAAGAACGCCTCAAAGGCGAAAAGGCTAGGTTTGAATCGTTGAAGATGGTCGTGGAGATGATGAATTCGCTCCAACTCGACCCGATCAACCGCGCGAATGTGGCCGATTTTGTGACCAGTGTGGTGAACAACCGGAAAGAGACGTTCGGCATTGCTCTGGATTTTGAGCGCGAGGAGTTGGAGGCTTACGAGCCGCCGATTGCCGAGCCCGGCGATACCGAAAAGAACGACAAGCAACTCCGCGTCGTAAAATGACCCCGCCGGACGGCTCGTTCGACAAAACGCTCTCCGACGCCATTGCGGCGGTTTCTGCGCACGGGTTTCAATCCGATGCTCAAATCGCTGAATGGATGCGCCGGCTTCGCGAGGCCGCCGAACGCGAATTGCCGAGCGATGCGGAAGCGCGTGAAAAGCTAAAGGCGGCGCTGGATCAGATATACCAATCCCTCGTCGTGCAGGGCCGCGTGGTACGATATGTGCCTGGGGTCGGCCGCTTCACCAAGGATATGCTTTCGCCGCTGCTGTACGCCGATCTGGACGCCCGGATTAGCGCAAACGTGGCGCGCATCAAATTGGATAAAGCTGCGGCGGTGGATAAA